CACCAATTCACGTCAAGGGTGCTTTGATATATAACCACCAGATTAAACAATTTGGTTTACAGAATAAGTTTCCTTATATACAAGAAGGCGACAAGATTAAATTTATTAAACTAGTAGAGGCAAATCCTTTTAAGTTTGATGTTATAAGTTATATAACTAGTTTACCGACAGAGTTTAAATTAAAACCTTATGTAGATTATGAAACACAATTTGAAAAGACCTTTTTAGACCCAATGAGATTTATATTACAGGCTATCGGTTGGGAACACGAACCAAAGGCAAGTTTAGAGGCATTTTTCGGATGAAGATATTTAAAAATAAAGTAGATGACTTTTTTAAATGGGTCAAAGGCACAGAGTTAGTTGAACTTGATGACATAGATGTGTCAGAGGATCCTGTTAGACCAGAATTAACTTTAGGTTTTAGAATTACAAATAACAGAAAGATATTTGGTCTTAAATATAATAATGAGATAGAGGCAATCATATGTGTTGCATTTTGTCCTGAAGTACCTTTTACGGTCAGAGAAATGGATTATATGTCAAGAACACCAGATGGTGAGATTGCTATAGCATATACGGTCTGGTCAAGAAAAAGAGGTGCAGGTAGAGAGATTATAATTAAATTAAGAGAATGGGTAATTAAAAACAAATATAAAAGATTAGTAACCTTATCTCCATTAACACCAATGGCTACTCATTTTCATATTAAGAATGGTGCAAAACAAATTAAAGTAAGTGAAGACACACAAAACTTTGAATACAAACTATGACAAGTGTTGATATAATAATATTTTATTTGATTTTATTTTGGTCTTTTAAGATAGGTACGTTCTTTGCCTATTCAAAAATAAAACTATGGCAGTTTTTATTATTCTGTTTTTTAATTAAAATGGTAGGTATGGCATATGTTTCCTAAAAAGAAATATGGTTTAATATATGCAGACCCACCTTGGTATTTTAAGGCAAGGTCAAAGAAAGGTGAGGGTAGAAATCCTAATCAACACTATAATTGTATGGAATTAAAAGACATATGCGACTTACCTGTAAAAGATATAGCCGCCGATAATTCAGTTTTATTAATGTGGGCAATAGACCCTATGTTAGATTTAGCATTTGATGTTATAGAGGCCTGGGGTTTTCAATATAAGACCGTAGGTTTTACTTGGGCAAAGACTAATAAATCTAATATGGGTATGTTCACAGGTCTAGGATATTGGACAAGAGGCAATCCTGAAATGTGTTTACTAGCAACAAAAGGTAGACCAAAAAGATTACATAAAGATGTTAAACAATTAGTAATATCACAAAGAGAAGAACACTCAAAGAAACCACTTTTACATAAAGAGATAGAGAGACTTGTAGCAGGTCCTTACATTGAATTATTTGCAAGAAAAAAACCATATACCAATTGGGATTATTGGGGTAATGAAGTATGATAACATCATTTTTATTGCTTGCCTTTTATCTGATTATCTGTTATAGTATACCGTTATTTTTATTATGGAAGTGGAACAATGAAGACCCTAACTAGACAAGAAGCACTACATTGTGCTAATGTATTCACTAATTATTTTGGCCAGTTTAATCGTATAGACCAGTATATGCGTGACCAAAAGATGGCACAAATAGAAACAATACCACAACCACTTCCTGGTATGGGTTTAGATTCAGATATGTTTGACGACTTTAATATGTCGCCAGAGGTTATGGATTTAGAAGTTGTTGAATTAGATAATGATACTTGGGACACTTGTATTAATATGATATCAAGTCATAGTAATATGGTTTCTATTCCTGGTAAGACATTAAAACTTGCAGTAAAAGAAAAGAATACAGGTAAGTTTGTGGGCTTTATGAGATTTGGTTCGCCTGTAATTAATATGAAACCTAGAAATACTTTACTAGGTAATATACCAGAATTAACTTCATTTAACAAAACTACCATTATGGGTTTTGTAATTGTGCCAACACAACCATTTGGTTATAATTATCTAGGTGGTAAATTATTGGCCGCTTTATGTTGCTCTCACGAAGTTAGAGAAAAACTAAACAAAAAATACGATATGAATTTAGTAATGTTTGAGACAACAAGTTTATATGGTAATAGTAAATCTGCTAGTCAATATGATGGTATGAAACCTATGTTAAGATACAAAGGTCTAACTGATAGTGATTTTATACCTATGATACACGGCAAACCATTTAAAGATTTACAACATTATGTAGAGAGTAGAACTGGCCATTTAGTACCAGAAAATGCCTCTAGTAGAAAACTTAAATTAACAAATGCAATTATTGGTCTAATAAAAAGGTCAATAGATGGTGATGATTTAAAAACTTTTAATGATACAATAGTTAATGCTAAAAAATTAACTGAACAAAAGAGATATTATGTATCTAATTATGGTATTGAAAACTATATAGATATAGTAAATGGTAAAACAGATAAGATTGTTAGAGCACCTAATTATGAAAGATTTTATGATAATGAATTAATAGAATGGTGGCGTAAACTCGCTACTAAACGTTTCTATAAATTACAAGAAGAGAAACGTTTAAGAACTGATTTAGAGATATGGACAAGAACAAGCAAGATAGACATAATAAGATAGACGATTTTACAAGAGAAGAAAAATTGTCAGGCGGTGCAGTATTTGAACAAGGCGTAAGGCAATCTAAAGAGCATAAAGCCATTAGAAGAATAGCACAACCACTTACAGATAAACATTGGCATAAAACAGGTCAAAGTGTAACCACACTACATAGAATATATAAAATAGCAGAGTATCTATGGAAGAGAACAAAGAGGCCGAAATGAAAGCAGAGTTGATGGTACAACAACAAGTTAAATCTGTTTGGCAACATATGGTCGGTGTTATATGTTTAAATCTTACAGACAGAAAACAAGTTAAACAAGTGTTACCTAAATTATTTAAGAAGTATGATACACCTATAAAATTTATAAGAGGTAATAGTAATACACAAATGAAGATGTTGAAACCTTTAGGTATGGTAAATGTTAGATTAAAAAGATTAAAACAAATGAGTATAGACTTTTTAACTTGGGATTATAAAGACGCAAAAGATTTACACGGCATAGGTAAATATGGTGATGATAGTTATAAAATATTTTATAAGAATGAGACACCAAAAAATGTACAAGATAAAGAACTAAAGAAATATTTAAATGGTAGATGATATATTAAAAGATATAAAAGAATTAAGAGACGAAATGGTACAAGCAAATTGGCCAGCACAAAGATTAAGTAATATTATTTTAAAATATGAAATGAAGATACAAGAACAAAAAAGTGAAAGTCAAAAATTACAAGATGATTTAGAGCCAATAGATGATTGAGTTTGATTATAAATTAAATTATAAGAAGTTATTTTTTACAGATAAAGAAACCAGAAAACTTTATCGTATAGGTAGAGGTGAACAAGGCGTATTACTTGTAAGACCTTATACAGATGAGATATGTAAATACTGGAGATTTAAAACACCTACAATAGCTAAGAAGTCAGCAAAGAAAATTTATGAAATGTATGCTGATTACAGAGCAAAGAATGATTTTGTAGGTATGGATATGTGTAGAAAATTTTTAGAAATGGGTTTTACAAGGGCAAGGAGATATGCTAATCATAGAGACGGCAATAAATATGATGAAAATAGAAATGTAAAACCACAAGAGCCAGACGCAATGACTTGCCACTTTGCAGAGTCGGCTACGATATTTAGAGAGTACAGAAACAGAGTTGCTAAAGACTCTAAATATAAAAGTATGAGAAAAATGTGGCGAGAATATGAGAATCACAATATACAGGCGTTATAATGAATATATTTCTCTTGACTTCGGACCTCCAGAGCTTGACAAAGTATATGATTTCTTATATAATGAAAACATAAAATGGTATACATTGAGTTATACAGAAAAGGAAATGGAAGAGTATGAGCGATTTTTTAAAAGACATAATAAAAGAGACCGGTAATGAGTATGCAACATTAGCCTCTGAAGGAGTTTCAGGTGGTGATATAGATAGTTTCATAGATACAGGTTCTTATTCTTTCAACGCTCTTCTTTCAGGTTCAATTTTCGGTGGTTTACCAGGCAATCGTATTACAGCAATTGCTGGTGAAGCTGCTACAGGTAAAACGTTCTTTGCATTAGGCATTGTAAAAAGTTTTTTAGAGAAAAATAAAGACGCAGGTGTTATCTACTTTGAATCAGAAAATGCAATCTCAAAAGATATGATTGAGAGTAGAGGTGTTGATAGTAATAGACTATTAGTAATGCCAGTTGCAACGGTACAAGAATTTAGAACACAATCAATTAAAGTTATAGACAAATATCTGGAACAACCAGAAGACAAAAGAAAACCTATGATGTTTGTATTAGATAGTTTAGGTATGTTATCTACTACTAAAGAAATGACAGACACAGCAGAGGGTAAAGAGACTAGAGATATGACAAGGTCTCAAATTGTCAAGTCTGCTTTTAGAGTATTAACTCTGAAACTAGGCCAAGCGAATGTTCCTATGATAATGACCAATCATACGTATGATGTGATTGGCAGTATGTTTCCACAAAAAGAAATGGGTGGCGGTTCAGGTCTGAAATACGCTGCTTCATCAATCATCTATCTTGGTAAACGAAAAGAAAAAGACGGCACAGAGGTAGTTGGTAATATTATTCATTGTAAAAATTATAAATCAAGAATCACAAAAGAGAATGCTCAAATAGATGTTAGACTAACTTATAAGAGAGGTCTTGATAGACATTATGGTCTATTAGACTTAGCTGAACAAGCAGGCATATTTAAGAAAGTATCTACAAGATATGAAACACCGGCAGGTAAAGCGTTTGGTAAATCTATCAATTCAGAGCCAGAAAAATATTTTACAGATGAGGTATTAACAAAGATAGATGAATACACAAAACAAAAATTCACCTACGGACAAGACGAAGAAGCCTAAAAGATATGCTTTCGCACAAAAAGAAGGCGATAAGTATTCGTGTGTAAAGTTATTAGAGGGCAAGTATAAAGGCGTTATCTATCATTATGGTAGAGTTGCTTTTGCACCAGAAAGTGAAGAACTTCCTGATGGTCGTTTGCCTATGAAGTTTGATTATACTATAAAAGTAAATCCAACAGACATAGCATTATACGATAACAAGGATTTTATTAATTATATTGGCGACATATTATTAGAGTTATTAGAAGAACAATTAAAAACAGGTGATATATTAAATGAAAGATAGAATAGAAAATACCATATTAAGTAATCTATTTTACAAAGAGGAATATGCTAGAAAAGCATTGCCTTTTATTAAAGATGAGTATTTTACAAACAGAATAGAACAAGTTATCTTTACCACTATATTTAATTTTATTACAAAATATAATAATGTTCCTACAAAAGACGCAATATTAATTGAGATTAATTCAAGAAAAGATATTAACGATACTGAACACACACAGCTAAAAGATTATATTAATACTATCACAGACCAAGAAACAGATGAACAATGGTTATTAGATACTACTGAAAAATGGTGTAAAGACCGTGCTGTTCATAATGCAGTATTAAGTGGTATTAAAATACTAGATGGCAAAGATAAGAAACAAACACCAGAGGCAATACCTGGTATTCTATCAGACGCATTAGCAGTTTCTTTTGACAATCATATTGGTCACGATTACCTAGATGACGCAGAGAATAGATACGAATGGTATCACACAAAAGAGAAAAGGTTTCAATTTGACCTAGATTATATGAATAGAATTACAAAAGGTGGTATACCAGCGAAGACATTGAATATTGCACTAGCAGGTACCGGTGTTGGTAAGTCCTTGTTTATGTGTCATTGTGCTTCAAACTTTTTAACGCAAGGCTATAATGTATTGTATATTACTTTAGAAATGGCAGAGGAAAGAATTGCAGAAAGAATAGACGCAAACTTATTAGACGTTTCTATGGATGACCTACACGTAATGCCAAAAGATTTGTATGATAACAAACTTAAAAAGATTTCAGATAAGACTTATGGTAAATTAATTATCAAAGAATATCCAACAGCGTCTGCTCATAGTGGTCATTTTAAGGCATTAGTAAATGAACTTGCATTAAAGAAATCATTTAGACCTGATATAGTGTTTATAGATTATCTAAACATATGTGCTTCAAGTAGATTTAAAGGTGGTAATATAGGTTCTTATTTTTATATCAAGGCAATAGCTGAAGAGTTAAGAGGTCTTGCAGTAGAATTTAATGTACCAATCTTTAGTGCCACACAAACAACAAGAACTGGTTATACGGCAACAGATATAGGTTTAGAAGATACTTCAGAAAGTTTTGGTTTACCAGCAACAGCAGATTTTATGTTTGCTTTAATGTCAACTGAAGAGTTAGAAGCTCTAGGTCAGATGAAGATTAAACAACTTAAAAATAGATACAATGACCCAAGCGTCAACAGGTCATTTATCGTAGGTGTAGATAGAGCGAAGATGAGATTATATGATGTAGGCCAATCAGCACAAACTATTGTTGACAGCAATCAAAAAGAAGTAGAACAAAAGGAAGTTGCGTATGATAAATTCAGCGACTTTAAATTGTAATGCCTAGAAAGAAAACTCAAAAAGTAAAATTTCATAAAGGTGATAAAAAACCAGGAGGACGAGAAGTGAAAGGTCTATCATATCATACTAATCTAGTAAAGAGAGGTAGAAAAATGGCTTGGCAGGTAGTTGAAAAACCAACTAACTCTATTATCAATGAATACTTTTTTGAAGAAGACGCACAAAAAATAGCTGACTTTCAGAATAAACATAAAGTCTGGAAGAACAATGGCGGTGTGCCACCATTTCTTTGTTTAAAATACAACCCAAAATGAGTATTGCCAAATACTCCTAAATAGTGTAGAGAGGGAATATGGGACAATTACTACCAAAAAGATTTAAAGAAAACTATAAAGCAAGCAATGGCATTTATAAAGGTCAAGGCTATGTACAAATTGCTAATAATAAGATTAAAGAAAAAAGAGAATTTATACTAGGCTCAAATGATAAGGGTCAAAAAGTATATGGTCTTGAATTAATAAAAGAAAAAAATGATAAGTTTTTTATATCTTATGCAAATTCAAAATCATCTAAAAAAGAAGTCGCTAGACAACCAGTAAGTAAGTTTTTTAAAGACCCCGACTTTGGTGGTGGTAAAGGCTCTGGTGGTGGTGCAGATGATACTGCTATTACAGAATCTCTACAATGTTATTTTCTTTCAATATTATTTAATACATCAACGGATAAATTAACTAATAAAAATACAGAGTTAAAAGTTTTACAGAAACAACAAGAGTTTTGTTTTACTTTTGATAAGACAAGTAGATTTAAAGCTAATGAACTAATTGAAAAATGTCCTGAAGACTGGTTACAAACAGAGGTGTTTATAAAATCAGCTAACGCAATTTATAATTCACCATATGCTAAACCATTTAAAAGTG